CCATCTTCCTCGTTTCCAAAGGGGTCGCCGCGATAGTACTCAGTGCCCTTAGCTCGGATGGGAGAGACATCAGAGTCGATGTAGCTGACGGCATCTTCCAACTCGGCAGAGACAATGCCCTGCAACTCGGTGTCGTCCATCGGCTCAATGGCCGCAATGTCGGTGGTGATGTTCATGTCGTTGATCATTTCTTGTTCCTTGCAGATATGGCTTTGGCCTTGGCACGCGCATCGGCCTTCGATGAGGCTCCCCACGCCTTCAAACTCAGCAGCAACCGTGTGGGCTTGCCGTCCTTCATCTCAGGGCCAGGCATGTTGCCCATTCTCGCAAGGAATGACGCCCTGCGCGGGTTGTCGCCCGACTTCACAGGCGCTTTCAGATTCATGCCCTCGGCCTTGGCGCTGGCGCGTCCCTTCGCATTTAGGCCGCCACTCGGACTCTTTCCCTCTTTACGCTGCCACGCCGGTGTCTTCATAAGGCACTTTCTTCAAAACAACATACATGGATTCAACTGCGCGAGGCAAACGCATCACCTCATCTTGCGGCAATTTTAGACCCGCACCATACTCGCTGAGACGCATTTCCAAATGAGTCATCTCAAACCGCGAACCCTTCCAGCCCAAATACCACGCCCAGTCGCAGTAATAAATCCAAGACTTCTCGTTGAACGCCCTCACATGTGTCGGGTCTTGCCACGCGCCATGGCTCAACTCATACGGCACATGGATGTGCATCTCACCGCCATCGACCAACAGATCACGGCAGTTGGTCATGGCCTTCACCAGGTCGGGGATGTGCTCCAACACGTCAAACGCCAGAATCTTCTCAAAGCAAAAAGGCTTGATGCCGATCTGTTGGCCGCCATGCTTGACCACCTCGCCATAGGACAGTTTGGAAATGTCGACAACCCAGTCGGCGCCAACATCACTGCGGATGTCAGCATTGATGCAGTCAGCCCTGGCGTCCTTGCCAGAGCCGAGATTAAGAACCAAACCAGTCTTTTGCATATTTCGGCCTGTTCTTACGAATCCACGGCACAGCCTGCTGAGTCAGACGGTTGCCGTCCATGCCAATCGTCTGGCTTCCAACGTGGTGCACATAAGACCGCGACAGGTAATGATGAAAGCCAGCGGCACGCAGATCCTCGCAGTGCACATCATCCGAGTACCAGTTCAAAGGGGGAAACTTGAAGCACTCCCACGCATCGCGGCCAATCCATGAAAAGATGGGACTCAGCACCTCCATGGGGACAATGGCGTCTTCATATGGGTACTTGAAGTAGTGCAACTTCTGGTCAAAGGGATTGCTTCGCACATTTTGCACAGGCCGCGCAGCGTCACATCTTGCCGCCACCCAGCCAACAGGCTCACCAGTCTCGGCCTTCAACTGCGCCACATCCTCCAGCAAATGCTTGTAGCTGGTGGGTGTCAGGACAATATCGTCATTGGCACAAATCACAGAGTCAAAGCCGTCAGCAAAGGCGCGGTCCATGACATCGTTGTAATCTTCCCCGAAATTGCGCGGCGCACCAAAGATCTTGAGATCAGTGTCATAGCCGCCAATAATGGACTCTGGACCGCGCAAATAGACAGGCACTTCGGGACAGTACTCGGCAATGCTTGTGAGCATCACCCGCAAACCTTTGCCGTTGACTGTTGAAATGCAAATCGGTGCAATCACTTGGCCGACTTCTTTGGCTTCTTGGCCGTCTTGGCCGCCGCCCTGAAGTCAGCAGCACTTGGTGCCGCCTTCGTGCCAGGCTTGTTCATCTTCTCGCCCGAGCCAGCCGCGATCCGCGCCCTCTTGGCTTGGATGTTGGAATAAAGTCCAGGCTTACTTTTCACCTTTGACCCCAATCTTGATGGTCAACAAAGACTGAGGCTCCTCATACTCATCCTCTTCCTTTGCCACCCAAGCCGAGCAGGTACGGCTGGACGCGCACTTGAAATCAAAGATCTCGCAGTAGCCCAAGTCGCCAGCGTCAATCATGGCCCAAGGGTCGCCCTCGTCGCCAATGCCATCAGCAATGCACTCAAGCATCGACTCTTCCTGATTGAACGCCGCGCAGTTCCCGCACAGGCTTTGCTTGGCATCATCCTCAGACACCTGCCACTCATCGGCCATCTTCATCCAGTACTGCTTATTGGGCAGCTTGGGATTCTCAGGACCATAGTCGGCAGAATCAATCGCCTTTCCGCGATTCTTCAGATTCAACGTGATGTCTTGAGTCGCCATGGGGCAGCTCTCGCCCTCATCGCCGCCCTCATAGCCCTCGTCTTTGTCCATGGCCTGATCCATGGTGCGCTTTAAAGTAGCCATTAACGCATCCCCTTTGTCTTCATGTTCTTGGCAGTGCGAGCACCACGCATAGGCATCTTGGCCTCAGACATCGCAATAGCCACGGCCTGCTTGGGATTCTTCACAACCTTGCCACCCTTGCCAGAGTGCAAAGTGCCAGCCTTGTACTCAGACATCACAGAGCCAACTTTCTTTTGTGCCTTTGTCATCTTCATTTGAATCACTCCCTTAAAGAATTAACTAATTATGCAACCCGTGGCAAGTTTCTGCGCAGTGGCTGATTCCACTTGGTCGAGGCAGCCGAACCATACATCCCAATCACAGCGTCAGAGGCAAACGTCAAACAAAAAGCATCAGCCCTGTCCGGCGACGACATCCCGCGCTTCTTCAGCTCATCCTTACCCTCGATCTGGATCTTGCCGTTGGACGTGAACGAATAACGCACAGCCGCCAATTCAGCAATCAGTGCCTCATCTTTGGGCATCCGACAGTCCCGCTGCTCAAGCCACGCCTTGGCCTTGTGCCACAGCTCAGCCTTCAAGTTCCTATACGTCCCGCCCATGGCCGGTGACTCGGCCACGTTGATGCCCCTCGCCGGTAGACCCAACTCTTTCAACCGATCAACCACTCCGGCGCCAAGTCCAATCGAGTCCACCAAGATCTCTTGTGGCCGCTGGGACGGCATCAGGATCTCATACTCGGCCACGACTGCACCTGTGAGCTGCATCAGGTCCAAGTTCTTCCACGTCTTGATCGGCTCCACCACCGCATTTCCCTGCCTCTTGCACAAAGCAGACCTGTCCGAGCCAAACCGCGCCACATCCAAGCCCCACACAAGAGGTGCGTGCTTACTCGCCTCCACATCCCGCTGTGTCGCCAATTCCAACAACTCCATGGGGATCACGGTGTCGTCGTCACTCCTTGGAAACTCACCCAAGACGCGGATGCGATAGGCGTTACTCTCCTCGCCGTAACGCGCCTTCATCTCCTCAATGTAGGCTTCGCTGACCCTCGGCGAGTCGGCGCAGGACACCTTCATCGTGATCCAGTCAGCCGTCAGGCGGTTGTGCGTGTCAAAGAAAAATCCACTGGACCGCACAGGGTTGCCCAGCAACAGGGTGACCGCGGCGTGTCCAGACATGGAGCCAGCCGCGGCCTCAAATACCTGTTCAGGGATACCGCTGGCCTCGTCAGCCACCAACATCACGTTGTCACTGTGAACCCCCTGCAAGGCTTCGGGCTGCTCGGCTCTGGATGTCCTAGCAGAGATAAACGCCTCATTGTTGGCGCTCTTCATCTCAATGCGGTCCTGCTTCACCTCCAACTGGTCGGCCAAGACAGGTGGCAACACCTTCACCCATCTCTTAACCTCCGCAAACAATGCGTCATACAACTGGCTGGATGTTGGGGCCGTCACCACAATCTTGACCGGAAACCGCAGGAATAGATACCAGAGCATCGCCCAGGCTGACGCCGTGGATTTCCCAACGCCATGGCCTGATCTGACACTTATGCGCCGGTTGCCTGCCGCAATGTGGTTAAGGAACTCGATCTGCCAGCCATCAGGCTCAGTGTTTAACACCTCTCGGACAAAGAGCACAGGGTTGTTTTTGTAGAGCTTGACGAATTCCACAAATGGGTTATCGGGCACAGCGTCAAATTTTTTTTTGGACGGCTTGACGGCTTGCGTAGTGGGGGTAGGGGGGTGGGTCATGGGTTTCGCTGTCTCTTAGGGTGCACCATCAGCCGCCCCCGCCGCGCCGAGCGATGGGGGGGGTCGAGCCGCCGCGCCAGCGGGTGAGTACCTTCGGCGTATGTGGACAACTTCCAGACGCAGAACTGGCGTAAGTCGTTGATTCGATTGGCCTTTGTGTATTTGTGCGCATTTATCGGCTTTATACGATGTCCATTATGTTAACCACGCAAGGTGTTACGCACAGGTTATACATGCGCAACCACGGCAAACGCCAGTTGTCCACAGGCCAAGACGCCAATCATGCCTCTTCCCCTGTGGATAAGTCGTCGATGACCTCGACATGTCGCAGTGCATCGATGCGCAGGTCCTGCATGTTGATCGTCACTTGCGCCTGCTTTTGTAAGCCATAAGTCTTCTGATCCCACCTTTCGGCCAGCCATTGCCGAGTGCGGATGCGCTGGACGTCGCGCTGCGGATTGCTGTCGGCCATGCTGTCCGCGATGTCCAGAGTCTCCACCGCGAGCTTATCGGCGGCTTTCGCGCGCGCACGCGCAATTATATGGGGATCGGCATCCTCCATCCATTGCTCTAGCGCTCTGCGCCCGATACCCAGCTCGTAGCAGATCTGTGTCTGTGACCGGCCATCCTCAAACATGCTGACGATCATGTCGTCTGGCAACTGCTCAAGCATTGCCATGTCTTGTCTGAACTTTGGTCTTCCTGGCACGCTCAATCCCCTTTTACAGCCGTTTTTACGCGCTGGACAACCGCCAGCACCTTCTCGCGGATTAAAGCCGCCAAACGCTTAATTTGTTCCATGTTTGAACCTCTCTGCTGCTTTTGAGTTGAACTTGAACTCGGTAGGCTCATTGTCGCTGAATGTCAGGTCATTTTCAAAGTCATCAAATCCTGTTTCGCCACCCAGCTTGGTTGAGCTGAACTTTGTCACTTGTGCTGTCGGGATCATCGCTTTGATCTTGATCACCTCTTGAACGATCGGCTCCATCATGAAGACTTCTAACTCCTCCATGCTCCAGATGTGCTCGTCCCGCAGATCTGTTCTGGATGTCTGGATTGCCAGTACCTCGCTGATGGTCCTGACGACCACCATGACCTGACCGTTATCCATCTCCCACTCGATTCTCGGAATATCTTTCCCCGCTGGCTGGAACCCTGCTTCGGTTGCCTTGCTGTCCAACACGCCAAACGCCCTGATCATGGACGCCACCGCAGCATCAAACTTAATCTGATCCTTTGCCACGATGAACTGGTGAACTCGACTGTTCTGCACCCAGAATTTCTCTCTGACATCACTGTCTACTAAAGTAATCAGTCGATTTTCTCCCCACTTCCTATCGCTGGCCGCCTTCACCGCCTCCAGTTCCACCAACTTTGCTTGAACGTGAATCGTCCAAGGATCTGCTGGTGGACGTGGCTGCTCCACCAATGGAAGCTGATTCGGTTTTCTCGTTTTCTGTTTCGTTGCCATTTTTGTTTCTCCTTACTTGGTGACACGCTATCGGCGACATCACAGGAGACAAACCTCCGAGTCTTTAGACTCTCGGTTTGTCTTGTCGCCTGAGACAAAGACAAACGGCGACATTGTCTCCATTTGTCTCCATATTTCAATTCTTTTGCACTACTTTCTTCAATCCATCAAAAAACAGGAGACAAAGTCCAAATGTCTCCATTTTTTGTGCGTTTAGTATTAGATTTGCTGTTAATAGGCATCTTTGTCGTCATCGCTTGTTTCCGGCCACACATATT